GTAGAAGTGATTCTGCTACCTTCAAAAACTTATCAATCACCATTTGGTCCCTTTTACTGGATATTCAAGTAAAGTTGAAAAGACAAAAGTTACTCCAAATGAATCGAATGAATCAAAAGAAAATTCCAACCCGTCACCCGCAAGTGTTACTGAAGAGCAGGCTGCGGCAGATATTAAGTAGCGGGTAGGATATCCTGTTTTTTCTGAAAACTTTGGAATTGGAAGATCAAACTCCCCTTGCAAACACGGTTAAAAGTACTAGAATTGATAAAATCAAATCAATTGTCAAAAATCTTCTTCGTAAGTTAAGAAACCTTCAAGGAAATATAGAAAAAATAGCACAAACGATTCGTGAAGCAGCAAACAAAATTGTTACCCTATGCAATGATTTAATTGGTGGACTCTTTAACTTTTTAATTTATGGAAATGAAGACTTTCCCGGTCTAATAGGTCTTCTAAAACAAGGAGTAGATTTACTTACTCAGTTAGTTTTTGCACAAGTTCTTGCCGCAACAGGAAATCCAGTCGCTGCTCATCTTGCTGGTGTTGCTGCACAGCAGGCAATGGTTTTACCAGTAAAGGCACTTGAAGAAGCATTTGGATGTATTGCTGGTGCTGCAATTGAAAGTATGAAGAGTTTAGTCTTTGATATTTTAAATTCAACAGTCAATAATGTAGAGCGTTTTGTGAGTTGTGCTGCAGGATCAATTTGCTGGCACATTGTTGAATTCAATTATTGGTGCGCTCGAAACTTATTCGAAAGTCCTTTAGCAGGAGTTGCTAAACTACTTCAATTTTTTTCAGATTTTAATCTTGGCAACATTCTCCGTGAAGGAATTGGATTGTTGTCTGAATTTGGTGCTGGATTTGCTTGTAATCAAAGTTTGGATAATTACAAAGGACTTGTTAATGAATGGACAGTTGGTGGAGGACCTTCTGGTTCGGTTTCATCAACTGCATCTTCTTTGGTGGGCACTTATGGAAACATCAGAGATATTACAAACATTATTAGTTCTGGTGTAGATATCAATTCTGTGACGCAATGTTTTACGGGTGCTCTACAATTTGCGAGCCGCCGGTTATTAATATTTTGGTGGTCGTGGGTCTGGTGCATCTGCAATTCCAATCTTTGGAAATCTTGTGACAAATCCGGATGGGAATACAACTGCAAGTATCATTGGAGTGCAACTAACCAATCCTGAGTCTGGTTATGCTTCTTCACCATTTGTTGAAATCATTGATGATGCAGACCAAGGATATGGAGCAGTTGCAAGAGCATTGGTGAATGGGAGTGGTCAAGTCGAATCCATTTATATGGTTTCGGAGGGGGAAAATTATTCTGTTGGCAATCTTGCAGAGTTTTCTGTTACTGCGAGTGTTGGTTGAAGATGGTGGCAGTGGATATGAAGATGTTGTTGTCACTGATAATCTTGGGAATGAATACAAATCTCAGATTGTTGATGGTCGCATCTCCCAGGTCATTCCTCTAAATAATATCGTTGATAGTCTACCTAGACTTAATATAGAATCAGATACTGGATTTGGAGCAATTTTACGCCCTGTCATAGGAGCACTCAAAAAGACTGGACCTATTCCTGCTTCTCCGGATGCCGGTTCTAATTCACCAAATTCAGCAAATCTTTTTGCACAAGAGGTGCAAACATCCATAGATTGTCCAATATAAAATGGCAGAAAGAGACAAGAACATTTTCAAAAGACAACTCATTAGTTTTAATCCAAACTTTCGGATTGATACTGCCAATCCTCAAATGGGATTGAGTGGCACGGATGTTTATAAAATTTATGGTGTCACTGACAGTGGAGATAATCAATCCTCAATTAGTTTGAGATAGTGGTGGGTTGTTTTCAATTTATAACGACCAAACCATTCAAATTTCTGGTGGTTCTAAAAATCCAGAAGGAAGAGAAGATGTCGTTATCATTGGAAACAATGGAAATGTTTCCATATCAGCAAACGGAATGGTTCGCTTATATGCAACCAATATTATGATTGAAGCAGAGGAAGATATTCATTTTAAAGCAGGAAGAAACATCACAATGAAAAGTGGTGCTGGTCGCATTATGATTGATGGTCAACGAGTTGATATCAAAGGAACGAGTGGAAATGTTCCTTCCCTACTTGGAATTGATTTTACCAAAAGAGTATTTTCGGGAAGTTTTGTAGGTATTGACTTTATTAATAATGCTGTCAGTGGAATTGTTGGCACTATAGTTAACACTGTTGTTGATGCAGTCCTATGAGTAATAATCAATACTTCGGACAAGAAACTTTTTTTAACAGAAGACACTAAGTTACTTTAAGGATGTTTATATCTATGGAACTTTACACTATGAGTTTGAATCACAAACTTTAGAAGAATTTAATAATATTCGAGTTAATGGTATTTCAACTTTTATTGGACCAGCATATTTTTATGAGAATGTTTATTTTGATAAAGATATAACTGCAGGAATTATTACTGCCAGAACCAAGATTAGATGTTGGTGTTGGTGGAACGACATTAAGAGCAGACACTGGAAATAGTAATGTTGGAATTGGAAGTACCATTCCACGACAAAAACTTGATGTTGCTGGAAGCGTAAAAATTGATGACTTCATTTTTGATTCTGTAAACTCCCAGGGAGTAAATGGATATTATTTAAATATGGATTCTGGAGGAATTCGCTGGGTTTCTGCGACTCCTAATTTTAGTGAAGGAATTTTTGTTCAGGATGAGGGAATTTTTATACCAGTTGCAGGCACTGCTAGATGATTTACTGACTTTAAATTTTAAACAAATTAATAGTCTTGGTATTGGAACGGATAATATCATTCCTATACCCAATCCATCTAATCCAACATTTATTGCAGACATACAAACAAAAGATTTTTGGGGATCTACATCTAGTGGCAACATTTATAGGATGACAAATGTTGGCATACAAAACAATAATCCAACATCAACCTTAGATATCACTGGAACTTTACATACCACTGGAGCAGTTGATTTTGACTCAACACTAAATGTAGATGGATCTACATTTCTTAATAATACTCTAGATGTTGATGGCGCAACGACACTTAATAATACTCTAGATGTTGATGGTGCAACAACTTTTAAATTCAACTCTAGATGTTGATGGCGCAACAACTTTAAATTCAACTCTCAGATGTTGATGGCGCAACGACACTTAATAATACTCTAGATGTTGATGGCGCAACGACACTTAATAATACTCTAGATGTTGATGGCGCAACGACACTTAATAATACTCTAGATGTTGATGGTGATGTAACATTTAATAGCACCACCCAATCAACCAATAAAGACACTGGAGCATTAATTGCTCAGGGGGGAGTTGGTATTGAAAAGAATTTAAATGTTGGTGGAAATACAAAACTCGTCAGAAGCTTTAGAATTAGATTCGTCTTTAATTGATATTAATGGAAGCACCGCAATAGGAAAAACAGATTATCGTTTCAGCTTCTGTTTGGAACTGGTGTTTCTTGGAGACCTCCTGGAGTCCAGACTCAAAATGCTATCTGGGTAACAATGGATGGTAATGATGCAAATAGTGGATATTTAGAGGGCGATGCTAAACGAACTGTGGGTGCCGCAGCATCAATTGCAGAAGAAGGTGATACGATTTTTATTCGCTCTGGCGTTTATTATGAAAACAATCCAATCGGAATTGAGCAACGGATGTTTCTGTCTCTGGGCAAGATTTAAGACTCGTAACAATTGTTCCTAACAATGTAACCAAAGATGTCTTTCATGTAAGAAGAGGATGTTTGGTTGAAAATTTAAATTTTGCTGGCGCAAATGTATCTGTTGTCCACACCGGTTGCGGCGCCATTGCTTTTCCTCCAACCAATCCATCAAATTATGCGGTTTCGGGTTATATTGCTCCTGGACCTGCAACAGAAGGTCTTCTGGTAGATGGAGAAGCCCATCTGTGAGAAACTGCACCAACTTTATGACTGGTAGTATTGGTATGAAAATTGATGGCGATCACGCCACTGCTTCAACAATTGGTGCAGAGTCTTAAGTCGATGGTTTGTGATTCATTTACACAATACAACGAAAATGGAATTGGTGTTTCAATCACTAATAATGGATATGCCCAGTTGGTTTCTATTTTCACGATTAATTGTGATATTGGAATTTATGCAGCATCTGGAGGATCGTGCGATACTCACAAACTCCAATTCATCCTTTGGTAATTTTGGGTTGGTTGCTGTCGGTCTTGGTTCTACAGAATTCACTGGAAAAGTTAACGAAGATACGACTGCAGAAGTTGATACAATCGTTGTAAAAGAAGTTTATGATGCTACTGGTCTTGCTAGGAGACCTTATGATGGACAATCTTTATGGTTTAAAATTAATCTAGATAATTATCCTGATGCTGTTGGGTCTGGAGTAATTTCTGCTCCTTTGCAAGAGTTGAGTTCGGATTATAGTTTTGAGTGGTGGATCTGGATTTAGTGCTGCTTCTCCACCAAGTATTATTATCAGAGATAATGATGGCACTGTGCAACCAAAAGGTCCACAAGGAATTATTGCTGAAGCAAGTGCAACTATAAATGATGCTGGGCAAATTACTGCAATTGATGTTATCAGCGCAGGAAGAAATTATTTGTCAACACAAAACATTGTGGTTGATGTTGAGGGAATACAGGATTGGCAACCGCAGTTATGTCACCAATATATTACACTGTTTCCACCGCAACTCCACCAATAGCAGCACCTTCTGGAATTACAACAGTTACGTTCGATGAATTTATTCCATATGAATTGTTTGAAAATAATGCAATTGAATTGCGAAGAATCAGTCGAATATTGACGAGCCTCCATTCCTTCGAATACATTGGCACCGGAACAGACATAAATACGTCAACGCCTCTTAGAGGGTGCTGCCAATAAAAGAGAATGAGGTTGTTGCATTAGATGGGGCACAAATTCCATTCACAAGCACTGACCAAAAGGAAACTTTGATATTGGGGAAGGAATCCAAATAGATCAAACAACCTCATCTATTCGGGGAGAGACTTCAGTGAGAGCAATCCAGGCAGAGGTTACACCGCTTATACTTGCATTGAGATAAAAATGGCTGTAGCACCACTTAATAAATTTCTTACTATTGCAGTTCCTGTCGCTCCTGGAGAGCAAACTGTTTACACAACTCCTGTTGGAGTTTCAGCAATTCTTCTGTATGCTCAAGTTTCTAATGTTGGTGTGGGCACTTACCCAACAGTTACTTTTACTCATCGGAGAAAAAGTGTTGCCTCAAAAACCACAGGAAATACAAGAAATAACAGAATCGTAAAAGATATTGAAATACCACCAAATGATGCAGTAGTGATTATTGATGGTAGATTAGTTTTAGAAAGAACAGCATTAATATCAGATTCTATAGTAATTAACGGAACACAAAGTGGAATTGTATCTGTCACCAATTGTGTTTATAACAATAATAGCGGAATTACGACTGTAAGAACAATTTCTGCACATAATTTTAATGTTGGAGATCAAGTGACAATGAGCGGACTACGCTTTTACTTGTCCTCCTGGAAGTGGAATTACGACTAGTATTTTTCCATCTCCACAGCAATCATTTACAGATTACATCAATTATTGGAAGTGTTGGTAACCATCTAAAACTTCTGTTACTAACTCTGGTGTAGTTGCGGGTATCGCCCATACCTATGTTAGTGGGGGGCAAGTTGGACCCCTACAAATGGAATTTATTTGTAGCATTCTAGAAAATTCAACAGTATAGTATGAGATATCTTAGCAATAGAGTAAAAAAAACTCCACAATCTGGATTATCGAGCGAAAGATATCGATATCTTGGCGTAAATGAGGCAGAACCAAATCTTGGTGATCCGGTAAACCCAGGTGATATTGTTCCAGTTGGGCAGCAATATCAGCTTGTTTCTGTCGAATCAACTCCTGGAAAAAGATATTGGATTCCAGTCGGTGGTGGATTAATTCCTGGATCAATCAGTGTTTTTGATGAAGGATTTTTAGTTGGAAACTCTATCAGTAGTATAACACAATTAAATTTTGTAGGTAATTCTATATCTGCACAAGCAATTCCTCTTGGAATTGCTGCAACCATAACAGTATCTCCTCCAGGGAATAATGGAGAAGTTTTATTCAAAGATGTTGGAGATTTTTCATCCTCTTCAAAACTAGTTTTTAATAATTCAGTGGGCATATTGACTGTTGCTGGTGGATTGTCTGTAAGGCAGGGGCAATCCTTCAAGCATCACCCTCTAGTTTTGTTGGAGTCGGCACCGAAACGCCAACACAAAAATTAGACATTAATGGTAATCTGAGACTTCGTGGAGAATTTTTTGATATATTAAATTCTTCCGGATTTATTGGATATACAATAGTAAAATCTGCACTCGGTGGACCAATTTGGGTGGCTCCACAATCAGGTAATATCTGGTGCTGGAGGAACTTATAGAAATATACAATATCATAACTCTGCTAGTCTAGTAGATGGTGCTGCAAACTTTGTCTTTGATGAGGTTAATAGTAGAGTTGGCATTGGAAGCACTCAACCAACTACTTTATTGGATGTTAGGGGATTTTCTAGATTCAAGGGTCAAACCGAAATTGATTATTTGAATGTAACCGGAGTTTCTACAATTGCAACTCTTGGTGTTGGTGGTCTTACAACTACTCGTAATCTTACCGTAACCGGAATTACGACGCTTGGATTTTTAACCGGTACTAGTGCATATTATACGGGAATTGTAACCGCATCTAAGTTTGTTGGTGCCTCAGAGTTTACCTGATCTTAAATGTAACCGGAGTCGCCACTATTGCAACTCTTGGTGTTAGTGGAGTAACAACAACAAATAATTTTCAAGCAACTAATTCGACAACATTAAATCGACTAAATGTAACGGGAGTCACAACATTTTCATCTCAGGTTAATATTAATAACTTAAGTGTAACTGGGGTTGGCACTTTTGATAATATTAAATTAGATACCAACACGATAAGCACCAACGTAGGAAATTTAATTATAGATTCTTCTGCAGGTATCACACAAATTAACGATGCAATTCATATAAACGATACAACAGATTCCACAAGCAAAGATAATGGGAATCCATTCAAACAGAGGGTGGTGTTGGAATTGAGAAAAGATTAAATGTTGGTGGGCAGGTTAATTTAGCAACTTTAGGTGGCATTACAACAACTGGTGGAGACCTTTATGTTGGTGGAGATTTATATGTAAATGATGATATTTTTTATGATGAACTTTTTGCCAGGAATGGAAATTTTACAGGAATAGTTACAACTAGAGACTTAAATGTAACCAATATTGCTACCACTTCAACATTAAGTGTTAGTGGTGTAACAACGACTGGATCTCTAACCGTAACAAACATTTCTACTTTTAATGGAAATGTAACTTTAGGTGATGCTACTAGCGACACAGTTACTTTTAATTCTAGAATTAATTCAAGTGTTATTCCTTCAACCAATGGAACTTTAGAACTTGGCGGAGTTTCTAATAAGTGGAATAATGTTTATGCAAATACTTTTGTTGGTACAATCACTGGAAATGCTGATAGCGCAACTCAATTAGCAAATTCTAGGAACTTTAGTATTAGTGGAGACACATCAGCACCTTCAGTTGCATTTAATGGAACTGCAAACGTTAATCTAATAACAACATTAAGTAATAGTGGCGTTACATCTGCAACTTATGGTTCTTCAACAACAGTTCCAGTTATTGCTGTAGATGCAAAAGGTAGAATTACTTCAGCATCGAATCAAGGAATTAATTTTAGCGCAGCAAGCTGTTGCACAAGCAGATAAGTCTTACAAATTCTAGGAACTTTAGTATTAGTGGCGATTTAGCTTGGAATGTTAATTTTGATGGAAGTGCTAATGTAACTTCTACCGGGCACTCTAGCAAATTCTGGAGTCACAGCAGGTACTTACGGTTCTTCAGCAACAGTTCCAGTTATTGCTGTCAGATTCCAAAGGCAGAATTACATCAGCATCGAATCAAGGAATTAATTTTTCTGCAGCAACTGTTGCACAAGCAGACAAATTAACAAACTCAAGAAACATAGCAATTAGTGGCGATTTAGCTTGGAATGTTAATTTTGATGGAAGTGCTAATGTAACTTCTACCGGTACTCTAGCAAATTCTGGAGTCACAGCAGGTACTTATGGTTCTTCATCAACAGTACCCACAAATTTCTGTAGATTCTAAAGGCAGAATTACATCAGCATCTAATATTTCAGTAAACATTGGATTTCCTGCAGGAACTTTGATGTTATTTCAACAAACTGCAGCTCCAACTGGATGGACTAAACAAACAACACATGATGATAAGGCATTGAGAGTTGTAAGTGGTAATGCTAGTTTTGGTGGATCTACTCCTTTCACGACAGTCTTTACCTCCAGAAATCCTTCTGGAATCTGTTTCTGGCACCAACAGTGGTGGTAGCGTAAGCAACCATACATTAAGCATAGACCAACTACCATCACATAGTCATACATTTCAAAACTTTTTCTTTGCAGAAAATAATGGTGACTCTCGGCTTCCAAACGCTTTTCCAGGATCGAATCAGGGAAATGATAATGACAATAATCCATTTTACATAAATTGGACAACCGATTCAGTGGGAAGTGGAAATCCTCACAGTCATGGATTTACAAACCCAACCTGGAGTGGATCATTTTCTGGATCTTCAATGGACTTCTCTGTTCAATATGTTGATTTAATTATTGCATCAAAAGACTAATGGTGATATAATATATTTTTTAAGTATGGCAAAAATCAAACCAGGCAACTTCTGCCCCTTGATTAAAAAGGATTGTATAGGTTTAAAATGCGCTTGGTATACTCAAATGAGGGGAGTAAATCCAAACACCGGTAGAACCAGTAGATGAATGGGGTTGTGCTATAACGTGGATGCCATTTATGGCTGTTGAAATTGCTCAAAAATCAAATCAAACTGGCGCTGCTGTTGAAAGTTTTAGAAATGAAGTTGTAAAAGCAAATCAGCAAAATCAACAATTATACATAGAATCTTTACAAACAGTTATTCCCGCACAAATTACTCCATTGCAGAATCCTATTAATATTTTAGAAGATACCAATCAAATTAAAATTAAGAAATAAAAAAATGAGAATCACTATAGTTATTCCCGACAAAACAATTATCGTAAATGGAGAATCTTGCTCTGGTATTACTACAGATTGGTCTTGGGTGCCAAAGAATGTGCATTCTGTGCAATGGTATGATACTTGGGGGAAATTGAATTTAACAACGGTAAAAACAATGAAAAAATAAATGATTTGGGTTTGTATTCTGTTGCATTATTACACCATCAAAATGAAAAACAGAGAATAATTGATGCCAAAAAGAAAATAAAATATGAAAATGAACATAATAGAGATTGGGCAAAACTTCTTCGAAAATTTAGAGATATTCGTTTGTTTGATAGTGATTGGACTCAAATTGTTGATAATTCTTTAACTGAGGACAAAAAGAAAATTGGAAAATTTATAGACAAAAACTTAGAGATTTGCCAGCAAATATTAACCAGCACAAGTATCAAGAATTGGTGATAGACTTTGAAAGTCCACTTTGGCCACTCAAACCCGATTGATTATGTTTGAAATTATTGATAACTTTTTAACCGAAGAAGAATTTATTCAAATTTATAATTTAATATCATCTTCAGAATTTCCTTGGTTTTTTGGAAAAGTTGCAAGCGGAAGCAATTATTTTCAATTAACGCATTGTTTTTATCAAAATGATGAGCCAACGGTCATTTTAAATATCTTAGGTTTTTGAGACAAAAACTAAAAATGAAATCCTTGGTTAGGATAAAAGCTAATATTAACCCCCATACGGAAAAATTAATCGAACATAATGATGCCTGGCATATTGATTTTCCAAATATGACAACTTCTATTTTGTATTTAAACACCAATGATGGATACACAATGTTTGAAACCGGTAAGAAAGTAAATAGTCTTGAAAATAGACTTGTAATTTTTGATAGTAATATCAAACATACTGGCACTACTTGTACAAATCAACCAGGGAGGATTGTATTAAATGTTAATTTTTTCTAAACCCCTTGACGCCCGCCCCATAATGCCCTATAATACTCAGGTAATCAACGGACCACCAAATGAGCACCGCACAAGAAACCGTTCTTGGTATTGTTATTGACGTTTGCACTCGTAGTTTCCTGCTAATCAGCGATCAAGGCAGCGAGCGTCTTGTAGAGTGTGATACTGTCGAAGAGTTTATGAATGTGCTGGAAGTCGTTACCGCACAAATGAATCCTGAGCAAATCGAATACGCTGATTTGGCAATTCGTGGTCAGGAGAGCAACTAAATAAAGGACAAAATGGAAGTTTTCACGGTGGAAGAGTTTCAAGAGAGGTTTGATGAACTGATGGAGCGTGTTGAAAACGGAAAGCGATTGGGTATAATCAACGAACATGGGCAAGCAGCGGTTATGATACCTGCGGATGATGACCTCATACGAATACACACTGAGTGTAACAACGAAGCATCATAAACGCAAGGGAGCATAGCTTAATTGGTCAGAGCGGGCACCTTATAAGTGCTTAGTGCGGGATCATTCCCCGCTGTTCCCATTCGCTGTTTGCGAATAGCGAATGCATCTATTATAAATAGGTGTATGTATAGTTTCATAACACCATAATGATTACTACTATTACTACTTGTCAAGGTTGCGGATGCGATATTCTTAATGAAAGAATAACAAAAGGACGACTAAAAAAATGGTGTAGTAATGCGTGTAGGTTAAGGTGGCGTTATCAAAATGATCCTATCACAGTAAATAGAAACACTTATACAGAACAAAAAGCAAGAGGTTATTCCAATAAATGGAAAGCACTTCAATACAAAGGTGGTAAGTGTCAAACTTGTGGTGAAGATAGACCAGCAACTCTATGTTTTCATCACAGAGATCCTTTTCAAAAAGAATTAAAACTTGATGGGAGATCTTTTGCCAATAGAAAATGGAACACTATTAAAGAAGAAGTAGATAAATGCGATCTTCTTTGCCACAACTGCCATCATATACTTCATTATGGGGATAGTTGGGGAGAGTTTCTACAAACGCTGGTTTAGCTCTCTGGAGAAAGCACTGCCCTCATAAGGCAAGACAGGTCGGTTCGATCCCGACAACGCAGCACTTGACCATTCAAATTCTAAGAGTTATAATGGTCTCACAAACGCCCGTGTAGCCCAGCGGAAGAGGCAGAACACTTAAAATGTTCCAAGCGGTGGTTCGAATCCACTCACGGGTATAAAAATAAATATAAGATATGGGAACTTTCCTATGTCTTATCGAATTGATAAAGCTTATTGTTGGTATAATAATGGATCTCAAATTGTATTAATGTATTTTATTTCTGGAGTTCCCTTCACATTCGATGAGATGCCAGAAGGGCACTTATATGATCAAGATCTTTGTAGAGCAGCAGATAAAAATATATCATTTGAACCAGAAGACTTATATAGAAGTTCATTCTACTTGATAGATGAACAAGTGCATCCTTGTCTCTTTCCAGTTGAGTTAGA